CTGGATCACTTGCTCGTACATCTGCTGGATCTGTGGAGCAAGGAAGCGGTAATCCGCTTTACGAGTACGGTTGGTGAGGCGCTTGATGAGGTACTTCTTGTCGTCGTACATCGAAGGCTCCATCATCTGACCGCGATCAAGAGCGAGAATCATATTTGTCCCAGCATCAAAGTCCATAGTCAGGTCTTCAGACGCAAGTTCACTGTTCGCGTAAGGAGATGTGCGGATGATCTTACCAATATCTTTAGCATCCAAATTAGACCCGACATACTGAAGGATCTGATTGAACGTAAGTTGCTTACCAAGGCGAGTCTCCATGTCCTCTGTACCTGGCTCAAGACGAATCATGTAGAAAAGAGGCGAAGTGTTCTTAAACTCAGCGATGTTGATGATCTCAGCGCGACCAATCGCAGGAACAAGGTTAGCATCGGTATAGTAGTTCTTCGCCAGCTCCAAAGTTTTCTCACAAAGGTCGATCAAATATTGCTCGATCTTAGAAGTGTAGATCGAATACTTTTTCTTTTGCTGAATGCTTGCAAAAAGCATCGTGTATGGATCAAGATTTGTAGGTTTTTCCTGCAATTCTTCCTGAAGATTCGCGATCACATAGAATTGATCGACCATCTTCTCAATGTACGGCAAATACTGATCTCCGGTGCGTCCTGGAATCACCACAGGCGCTTGACCAGAGTAAGAAAGCACGCGAACACCCGGCTGAAGCCCGCCATTCGCCACTTTTGTACCCGCTTGTACGGCGAGTTTGTCATCACCAAGCGTTACCTGATGGGTAGCGGTCTGACTGATGGCGCGGTTGATTTCACCTTGGATAGGGCGAAGTTGCTTAATGAATGAGTAAGAGCGAGGAGAAGTAGGAATTTCATCCATCCCGGTATAAACGATAGGGAAAATACCGAACGGCAATTCACCTTCAAACAAAACTCCCTGCATAGTGTAGATAAAGTAGTAACCATTCGGGAACTTGATCGAAGGACGGATGTACATCTCGAGCAAAAGGCACTGATTTTTAGACTTATCATAAGCCCCACCGTTTCCATCAAACACGATGTAGGTTTCATCCTTGGACTCTTGAATTAACTTCTGCTTTTCTTCGTCATCGCCCACGCGAGCACGAAGGTCGTCGATGTTGACCATCTTACGAAGACCGATAAACCAAGACTCATCCATGCTCTTTGCTTCGGCGGCGCGGAAGAGGTTAAATCCGAAGATGCGCTCGAATACAAAGTCGCCAGTGAAGATCGGCTTTGTCTCGTCCATCACAGGCTGTCCTACTTCATCAAGGACAGGCATACCCATCTCATCAATCATCGGCTCGTAACCGTTGAGCTTGCCTTTGCTATCGTCCCAGTAAATCTTATGCGCTACTTCTCCTACGCGGATAAAGTCCTGCACAATCTCCCGAACCTTATCGTTAAAGCGATGGCGATCCTTGATATCTTGCCATACAGCCTTATTCAGCTCGGCGGCTTTCTGATCTTGAAGTTCGTTTTGGTTTTTAGGAAGTGGTGTAACCCCAGGAGCGTAGGAAATGATGTTATTTTCGTAAATCTTACAGATACGCTGAATGTGGTTAATCGTCAGGCGAATTTTTTGCTCTTCCGTAAGCCTTGCATCATCCCTAACCCTGTTCCAAAAGCGTGAACCCTTACGGGCATAGTGGCTTCCGGCAACGAGGAGCAAATTGGATCTTTGTTCGGCATAAAGATGGTTGTCTGCTGCTTCACCTTCTTTATAGAGCCTAACCAATTCACCGTGATCTAACTTTTTCATTCAATATCCCTTTGACGGAGGAGATTTTCGTACTCAAGTGGGTCATCGAGCATCATCTGTTCTAGCGATTCTTGCCTCAACGACACTTCTTCTTTTGTTCGAGAATCACGGGCCTGTGAATCTTGCAATGCCTGTACTTCAGGTCTTACGAATACTGGCTCGGTGGCCGGAGCCTTGTCTACTTGCAGGTAGCTCAGTTCAAGCCCCCCGTATGAGAACTTGGCTACGCCGTTCAGACTACATACTTCAATAATACGAATAATCGAGTCAGTGTCAAAAGAAGTCCTCATAGTCGGCCATTTGATTTCCCAAAATTTCATTCCACTCTTTGATTTCGTCATTGATGTCATTAAACCCTTCATTTTTAGGACTTGCAATCATCCTGATGCGATCCCTGTTTCTTTCCACATACGCCGCCTCATGCGGAGACATACTTTTTGGCGCAACCCTATGATCTTTTAGCGGCACATAGCCTACATGGGAAAAGTCAAACGGGATCTTCGTCAGTGCGTAACGCATAGAGTCCACCGAGTCATCTTTCGCCTTACGCTTATCCACACCTAGCTGTAAAGTCGTCAATTCATTAACGATCGGAGCACATTCCTGCGTGTTGTCGATGTCGAGCATCGCGTTCTTAAAAAGCACGTTGATCACCTGCTCCCCTACATCGTGCTTCTTCTCTGCCGGAATGAACGCAAGCCCCATCCTGTCCGTAATCGTCTTAAAGTCTTTCGCGTGATAGTCATAGAACGCCGCTGTAACATTCAAGTCCTGCGAGAGTTCCATGTATTTAGACGCTACATCTGACATCGTATAAACGCGGTCATCTCCACGCCAATGACGAAACACACGAGCATATTTATAGTCTGGCCTCACCGCCACGAACGTAATCGCACTTGGGTGGTTCTCATCCCCACCCGCTCCAATATCAACCCCTACATAAACGGGCCAATGAGATGGAATCTCTAGCGGCATTTGAATGTTTCTCACGCGGTCAAAGGATGGGTACTTCAAGCCCTCATCCTTCACAAACCTCCCGTAAACCCGCCGCTGTACCTCGGCCTCTGACTTACACATGGCGATGGTTCGGTGGATCTTCTCTGTCGTCCAGTGAGAAGGACTGTTATCTAAAAACTTCTGACAATCAAACAGGGATGCCCGTAGCTTTTTCGCAAACGGCATCGCCTCTTTCTCCCCAGTTTTAGGCTCCATACATAAGCGCCAAAACTCTTGACCTAATGTAGCGGTGAACACCATAGAGAAATAACCATCAACAGCGTTACGACGAAAGTTAATCTCATCCCATAGCTCAAGCGGTAACTCCTCATCACACGCAACATAGTCCACCGTTCCCGATTGAAGATGCTGTACATCCTGAGCGTACGTCTTAAAGTAAAGCGCGACTCCACTATTGAAATAAATCGCACTAATGTCGCCCCTATTCTTAAACTCAGCCTTCCACCCATACTGCGGATCATCCTTGAAGTCTTCCTTCGGCAACACATCAGGCTTCCACTTCGTGTGAAACTCCGCACTCGCCACCGATGCGGTCGGATACAGATACCAAAACTGCCGAGGCTGACGACGAAAGCGACTCGGCCACGCCTGAACATTCGTCGCGTAATCGACAATCTTCCTAATCTGCGTTGTACTCTTCCCTAACTGGTTTGCCGCTGTCAAAAGAACCGTCTTATCGTTGCAATCTAAAAAGTCCCGTGACCACTTGTAGTCCTTAAAGCCATAAAGATGAGGAAGCCCCCGAACCAGACGAGCCTTCTCCTCTAGTAGCTTCAACTTCTCAAGCTTTATGTCCTTTAACTGATCGCTCAAACGTTCCCGTCCTCAAACTTTGTGTAACTCACTTCTAGCGTATCCGGAGAAGATGCGGGCATCGCTTCTTCAATCGCCGCCTGCATCCCAGGAATCGCTTGCATCTCCTTTTCGAGTGCCGCGATTTTAGCGTCAATGTCTGTCGTAAGAGTCGCAAGATCGGTGGTCTTCGTATTAGATGCTGCCGTGAACACGTTCGTATAGCTGTTTTCCTGCTTCATGAGCGTCAAGTTCTTCGTCTCAGAACGCTGGATGTAACCGCCCTTTGCACGAAGATCAACCATAGCGGCTGCCTTCAATACAAGTTCGATAATTTTCGGGTCTTGGATAGAACCGTCAGCTTTTTGGAGCGGGAGATTAAGCACATCCCGAATCTTCCGAGTCGATAAGTTGAGTAACCCCTTCATCACCGCCTCATACTCCGGCGGTCGAGTCATGATGTAAGCGATAATGTGTGGTGATGTATCGAGCACTTTATAAAAATACTCACGAGACACTACCCCAAGATAGATATTTGACTGATTGATGATCTCATTCCGAGTCACTGCTACTCGGTCATGCTCCATCCAGAAGTTATTTCTCATCGCTTCCACTGCGGCGGTGGGTTTGTACTTGTACTTCTGCTCGAGCACCGTGAGCATCTCTTCTTCAT